AATCCCCATTGGACATTATATCACATCGGGTTTGGCTTTGCCATACCCATTTTCCTGAAAGGACAGGTGATATAATGCGGAATCCCAATGGGTATGGGACTGTGGCGAAGCTGTCAGGCAATCGCCGCCGCCCATTCATTGTGAAAAAAGTGATTGGCTGGAATAACAAGGGCCATCCCATCTATGATATTGTGGGTTACACAGAAACCCGTGAAGCCGGGAATTTGCTATTGGCTGAATATAACCGTGATCCTTGGGATGTTGACCGGGCCAAGATCACCATGAAGGAACTGTTTGAACTTTGGAAAGAAAAGAAGGCTCCGAAGCTGGGAGAATCCAACCGTTCATCTTTGTGTTCAGCGTTCAAGCATTGTTCAGCGTTATGGGAAAAGCCCTATAAACAAATCCGGTCATACCAAATGCAAGAAACCATTGACGGTTGCGGGAAGGGGTACAGTACACAGGCGGCAATTAAGAACCTTTGGGGCCATCTTGACAGGTTTGCCCTTGAAATGGACATTATCACCCGTTGCTATTCTGACTTGCTGACTTCTGATCCTATCCCACCAACCACCCGCCTTCCCTTCAGCAAGGAAGAAATCAAGAAGGTTTGGGAACATCAGAAAGAACCTTGGGTTGACACGGTTCTGATCCTGCTTTATTCCGGGTGGCGGATCAGCGAACTTCTGAACTTGAAGCCGGAAGATATAAACCTTCAGGCCGGGACGATGAAGGGCGGAACCAAAACCAAGGCGGGGAAGGATCGGGTGGTTCCTATCCATTCCAAAATCAGGCCCTTGGTGGAATCCCGCCTTGCGGAAGGTGGCCCCCGCCTAATTAGCTACAATGGAAGGGTCTGTTCCCAAACCCAATACCGGGTATTTTGGGCGGACATTATGAAGGCTCTGAAGATGAACCACACCCCGCACGAATGCCGCCACACCTTTGAAACCCAACTGGACAGCGCCGGGGCAAACCGGAAGTGTATTGATCTTCTCATGGGCCATGTGTCCAAGGACACAGGAAACCGGGTCTATAATCACAAGACTTTGGATGAACTGAAAAGCACCGTTGAACTAATTCAGTAAGCCCTTGAATTTTGTCAAATCCTATGGTATTCTTTTGATGGTGCTACCGATAAACGGCAAGTGGTTAGTTCCCCTGACCAGATCAGGGGCGCTTCTTGCCCCCTGATCTTTATAGAAAGGGGGGCTGTCAAATGGTTACATATTCTGATCTGATTCAGACAGGTATTTTAATCGTTGGCATTATTGCCCTGTTCATGCAGGCCAATAAAAAGAAGTAACCGCCCGGCTCCCAACCTTGCGGTTACTTCTGTAATCCAGTAGGGGAACCAACCGTTTGCCGGTGGCACCCTCGTTCTATGTTCAGTATAATTCAAAGCCGCTGAAATGTCAATAGGGGCCGTTCAAAGCGGTGAACATTATAGGCCGATGAACACTGAACTATTAACACGATAGTAACAAGAAAGGCGGGAAACCCCGGAAAACCGGGACTTCCCGCCTAATCTGTTTTTATTGTACCATGAATTAGTATGCTCTGCAACGCTCCGAAGCACCCAAATACTGAACATTTCAGCCCATAGAAAGTGGGGTAAATCGGGGGCGGTAGTAACAAACTAATAACACGGTATCACGCCTTTTTTGCGTAGTCAAGACTGATCCAACCAGCGCCGCTTTTCAGCTTGCCCCACTTGGAAGCACCGGCCCCGGTTCGTTCCTCCACGATGGTATAAACACCGGGCTTGATGAAGCCATTTTTCCCGTAGTTGGTGCCGGGGCCTTTCCTGATATACAGATCAGGGATTGTTACCCGCACCAAATAGGGCTTCACTGTGGCCCCTGTGCCGCCTGTGGTGGGCTTTTCGGCGTTGGGGGTAGTAGTTACACCCCCGCCCTTCATGTCGGCTTGTACGGCCTTCCTGAAGCCGTTCATGGTGTACCCCGTTCCAAGCTGGTTCCACAGGTGTTCAGGATCACCATGATTGGACGCAAGGCCACGGGCGCAACCTTCCCGGTGGGAAATGATCACACCATCCTTCATGGGATCAAGGCCGTATTGCTTACACAGGGAAGCGAACAGTTCCACAGCCGCTTCATAGGTTCTTTTTGCCACGGCCTTTGCAGTAGTCAGATCGGAACAAGTGAAGTTTGCCCCACTCGTGTACTTGATACAGGCCGGTTCACACATTTCAACCCCAATATGGGTGTTGTTAGCGGCTCCGCCAGCGTGCCAGCCCCGGTGGTTCCAAGGAAGGGTTTGATACACGGTGCCGGTGTTCCCGTCAATAAACCCATGCACACAGGCTTCAAGGTCAGAACGATTCCAATTCTTCACGAACACGGAAGCGTTAGACTGGGGACAGCCCACGGAATGGAGCATCAGCCCTTTCACCGTGATCTTCCTGCCGCTCTTATAGCAATCATTTTTCGTCAGGATACTTTGCACCAATTTCATTTTTAGGTGTCACCTCCAAAATAGCTTTGAATTTAGTGAATGCTTCCACAATGTACTTACAGGACACAATCAGAACCGCCCCAATAATGACCAGATCAGCAAACATATCAGCATATTCTTCCGGGATTGCCCAACCAACCTGATTGGCGTACAGGGGAAGGGTGGTAATGCTCACACAAAGCAAAGTCAGCCCCACCACGAAGGCCGCAACCTTCAGGGCGGAATTGATTGCTTTTTCCCGGTCAAAAGGCTGAAGCAAAATTTTGATATTGTAGTACAGGGAAAAGGCCACATTGGACAGGTACGCCGCCAAGAAGATCAGCATTGCCCACCCAATATTGATCAGGTTGTTCATAATAGCTTCCAGCATGGTTCACATCTCCTTTGTATCGTTGTAGATTTCCGAGCCGTACATCTTCCGCAATTTGATCCGGTTTTCCGCTTTGGCTTTGGAATAGTAAAACCCGGTTCCAACCCCCAATTCAGTAAAGACAGCGGGGATCAGATAGGCCAATGGGGAAAGATCGTTGGTTCTCCAAACCATGATAAAAGTGAAGGCCGTTACCAACACAGTAACGGCCCCCGCACAAATCAAGATCAGTTTGGAAAACTCTTTTTTCGGCTTTTTCTTTACCCGGCTCATGCTTCCGGGGCATCAGTGGGAAGTTCTAAGAACTTCATGTGAAGATCGTCCATTACCCCATTCACCCCCAATGAATGATATTGCTTCCAGCAGTTTTCAAAATTATCCCGTGCATAAATCGGGGCATAGCCCTTTTCGGAATATTTATTGAAATCACTGATCATTTGCGCCCTCAAAAGTGCCTGAATTCCCGCTTTCAGGGCTTTGGAATCTTCAGAATTGTGTTTGATTTGGCTATACAGGTATTTGAAAGCCGCCCCAATCAAAGCCGGAATGCCAAGCAAGCACAACCATTGGTAAACCGTCATTCCCCGTTCACCCCTTTCTGATCAGATTGAAAATGTGCTTCAAATCCTCCACCGGGGCATTATAGAACTCAAAGTTCCAAATCCAATGATCATCGTGATCCGGGCGCTTGTACTGTTGGCAACGGGCATCCGCCCAAACCTTATCCCACCGGCCCTGATACCTCTTATCCCGCCGTTCCAGCAAAAGAAGAATGGAAGACACCAATTCGCCCCGTTCCTTTCCCCGGCCATCATCGTTTTGGGTGAAGTAATCATAGGCGTTTTGGCTGGTGATCCCACAAACCTGTTGACCTTTCCACATAATAAAACCGTCCTGAACAGTCAGGGCGGTTCCATAGGGAATATTCACATGGCCGCAAATACCTTCAAACCTTGCCCTTTTTCGTGCAAGGTAGTTTTTATACTGCATTGGTTACTTCCTCCCATCCATATACACCGGGTTCCCAAACATTGTTTTCCGCCGTAGAAATCCAATGCTTGGAATTGTGGCTTACTTTTGCCCCCTTGGGGTAAGCATCATGCGCCCCTACGGGTTGCGACCATTCAGGCCATTCTTCAGCGGGATCACTGGTTTTGCTCCACAGGCTGGAAGCGGTGTCAGGTGTCCAATCAGCTTGGGAAGTATGGTTCTGAACACACTTGTAAAGGGTTCCTTTATAACGGCGGATTTGACCGGTTTTGTAGTTGATGGGGTATGCCCATTCAGCAAACAGTTCAGCGTGTTCCGCCGCTGTTTCAGGATCAATGTTCCCGGCTTCTGCCATAGTTACGAACACGATTCCACCAGCTTCAGTAGCCTTGATGATCTCCATACCACCATCAGCTTCTTCCAAACTGACGGTTTCAACCCCGTCCAAACCTGTTCTTCCAAGCAAGTGATAAACGGTGCCGCCAAAAACAATGCCCGAAGCATCAGGCTCCGGGCAAAGGACATAGCAACCATTTTCGGCTTGTTTGATATAGTTCAGATTTTCA